AAAACAGAAATGAAACACATAATGCAATGAGCGTAAAACTTGATATATGGAATGGGTGTAAATTGTTATTAGCAGACTTAAAAACTGATGGTACAATAAAACATTATGCAATATTTAACAATCAATATGATAAAGAGGCAAAAGATATTTTATTTGAATTTCCTGCTGTTTTGTTACAATTGAAATCAATTATTTGGGATAATGCTAAATTAACTGATAGCACAAATAAACAGAAAAATGGACTTATCGGGACAGCTATTATAACATTACATATTGGATTTAAAAAATATGTAGATGAAACAAAATCATTCGAGGAAAACGACCCGATAATTGATATGATACTTGAAAAATTTCATGCCGTAGTAATAGGACAATATACAACAGCATTAATAAAGATAGAGGAACGGACAGATGATGACCACGATAATGTAACAGTACATCAGGTAGATTTTCAATTACAGGTACAAGAGACTATTTCAAAAAACACAATAGAATCTGCAATATTAACATTAGATTTATCTGGTACAATAACATAATGGAAAAAATAAATATTAAAGAATTAAAACGCAAGCGTGCATTATATTTGCAACAACGTTTAAAAGATGTTAAAAAAATACATCGGATACATATAATTTATAGATTGGCAAATGAATTATTTATTAGTGTAGATACAATCTATAGAGATTTGCGCATAAAATTATAACAAATTAAATAATAACTTGCATTATGCAAATAAAAAAACAATGAAATGTTATAACAATAATAATTCATATTATATTTGTCCCCGAATTAAATATAATTGTACATGAAATTAAAATTCTTCAACGAGATAAAAGAAAATGAATTTGAAATTATCATTTCAGGTGAGTTTGGCTGGTCTGTTGATGGAAAAGAAGTTGCAAATGAAATTAGATACCTTAATAAACAAGGTGCAACGAAAATAACACAAAGAATAAATTCGGGAGGTGGAAGTGTAATTGATGCTTATGATATAGTTGATGCTAATGTTAACAGCAAGGCAATCATCGAGACTATTATTACAGGTATTGCAGGAAGTGCTGCTGGATGGGTTGCCGCTACAGGCACAAATGGAAATAGAAAAATTGTTGATTACGGAGTGGCTATGATTCACGACCCTTCTCTGGATGGCGAAACAATCGAAATGACAAAAGAAGAAAAGACAAAAACATCCTTATTAGCAATAAAAGAAAGTATTGCGACGATATTTGTAAATATGACAGGCAAGTCAAGAGATGAAATAAACGATTTAATGACAAAAGAAACATGGTTCTCAAGTGATGCTTGGGTTTCAAATGGTTTCGCAGACAAAGTTATTAAAACAAATAACAAAATAAAAAAGGAAAACTTATCAAAGTTGCAAATAATGAATTTATGTGAAAAAGAAGGATATAAATTTATAACAAATAGCATTGAATTAAATACTTTAAATATGAAAAATCTTTTAAATCACTTAAAATTGGCAGAAGCCGCTAATGAACAACAAATTATTGAAGCAATAAAATTGATTGAGACTAATTTGTTAAATGTTTCTAATGAACTTAAAATTTCAAAAGATACTATTACTAAATTAACATCAGAAAAAAATGCTTTGCAAATTGTTATTGATGGGTACAAAACATCTGAAAAAACTGCAAATATTGAAAAGGTAAAAGCAATAATTGACGAAGCAGTAAGAGCGGGTAAAATTCGAGAAGCAGAAAAAGCAAAATGGAATGAAACATTTGGTGAGGATTTTGCAAAAGCAAAAATAATGGTTGATTCTATTGTATTACAAAATGCAGATATTATCAATCAAATAAACAATTCACAAAATGCACTTATTCCGGCAGAACGCAAAACTTGGTCTTTCAGAGATTGGGAAAAAAGGGATGCAGAGGGATTGGCAAAAATTAAAAACGACAATTTAACATTATACAAAGAAATGTATAAATTAGAATATAAGGTAGATTATAATTAATTTATCAAAAACAAAATGATTAATAATTTAATAACAATAAAAAAAATCGTATCATGAAAATCGTAAAGTTAATTCAGTCAGTATTATTTGCCAGCATTGTTGGCGGATTATTCGCAAGTGTAATGGACATTAATTCCATTTATCCTATTAGCATATTGTTAATAACAAGTCTCACTGTGTCATCTCCTGTAGATGTTATAAGTATGGCATTTCAAACCGAGGTATGGTCTAAAGATGTAAAGGAAATTTTGTTTTCCAAAATCTTTGCATTTGTAAGAAATTCTATAAATCATGACGGGTTCGTAACAAATAAGACAGTACACGTGCCACAAGGTGGCGCAATACCAGCAGTAGCAAAAAACAGGGCGGTATTACCTGCGACAATATCACAAAGAACAGATACTGATTTAACATATAATTTGGCAAGTTATACAACTGACCCAATTTTAGTAACAGATTTAGAACAATTACAAGCAAATTACGACAAACGTAATTCAATTTTAAATCAACAAATCAATGCGATGAACAGCAGGATAGCCGAAGAAACATTAATTAATTGGGCAGCAGATTCAGCAGAAAATATCATAGTATGTTCAGGAACAGCGACAGCAGACATTGCACCGCCTTCGGGAACCGGAAACAGAACTTTATTAACGTTGTTAGATATTTCTAAAGCAGCAGCTCATTTAGATGCGCAAGAAGTACCATTTGAAGGTCGTTATTTGGCTATACCTTCTAAAATGTACTGGTCTTTTGTTGAAAGTAACAAAGCACAATTACTATCACTTGACTTTAATAAAGGTTTAACAGAACAGGATATAATGATGGGTGTTGTTTCAAAAGTTTACGGTTTTAATATAATTGTACGTAGTGTTACCGTTGTTTATGCAACAGGTGGAACTACTCCTAAAGCATACGGAGCAGCAGCTGCTGCTACTGATTTATACGGTGCAGTAGGCTGGCAAAAAGATTGTGTATGTAATGCACTTGGTTCAATTAAGACATATTTTGAAGCAGACAAACCTGATTATTATGGTAGTGTGTTATCAGCAGAAGTTTTACATGCTTCAGCAAAAGCACGTATTGATAAAGCTGGTATCATAACATTACAACAGGCTTAATAATTATAAATTATTATAACACAATACTATTATGAAAAAAGCAGATTTTTTAAAACTTGCAAAACCTTATTTTGAAACTGATATATCGCAAAATGAAATTTATGTAACTGATGACGGTCAATTCTTTTGGGAAAATGCTAAATTTCATGCTTATAATTATGTAGGTGGGAACAAAGAACGAGTATTTGTTATAACACGCGATGAAGCAATTGGCAAAACAAGCAATGTAGAAAAAATTGAAGCCGACAAATTACAAAATGCTTTTGATGCTCTTGTAATAAAAGGGGACAATATTCTTTTTAATAATAAAAAAAATGCTTTAAACAATGCACTTTTGAAATACGAAGAAGCATTAGTTTTAAAACCCGAAGATTCGGAATTGTTAACAAAAATATCTGAATTAAAAAGTAAAATGTAATAACATTATAAATAATTTCAAATGGGTTTAGCAGACGTAACATTTAACAGAAATCAATCAGGAATTGGACGTCCATTACCAAATTACGACCATATTTCAAGTTTATTATTTTATACAGCCGATGCAAAACTTCCATCTGGATTTACAACATTAGACAGAATAAAAGTTTTGTATTCTGTAACAGATGCAGAAAATTTGGGGATAACCGATGATTTTGCAGGCGAAACAAAACCAACAGGTGGAAACATATTAATTACAGCAATAGGAGCAAATGGCGACACATTTTCTATTAAAATAGATGATGCAATACTTGGAACTTACACAAAAGTTGCAGGAGATACATTAGTAGATGATGTGGCAACGGCGATACGTGCTGCTATTAATGCTTTAACAAGCGTTCATGGGTATGTAGCAGGCGGTACAAATGCAAATGTATTATTAACCGCACCTGACGGATTGGGCGTTGCTATTAATGCAGGGAATCATTTAGCATTAGAGGTTACAGGAACAGCAGCAGGCACAGTAACCCAGTTCACGGGGGGAGTTGGTGATGTCAATGCTGTGATGCACTATCATATTTCTGAATATTTCCGTATGCAACCTGAAGGGAAATTATTCGTTGGAATTTATACAACACCAAGCGGTGCTTATGATGGAACGGGAATATCTTTATTACAAAATTATGCAAATGGAGAAATACGTCAGATGGGTATATTCTTACAGTCTGAAGTTATAACATCAGGTGCAATAACATTAACACAAGAAATATTAACAACGCTTGAGACAGCCCATAAACCAATGAGTGTGTTAATGCATATTGATTGCACTGGAAAAACATTAGTCACATTATCAGATTTATCTTTGCTAACAGCTGGGCGTGTATCAGTAAATATTGGTTCAGACGGTAACTGGCATCAACTTGCTTATGTTAATACTAAATCATATTTAATTGGTGATAAGGTTATTCATAGTAACAAAAGTTACATAGCTAAAGCACCAACGACAGGTAATTCCCCTTTTGACACAACGAAATGGGTTATGATTGATTATTGTTTAAACATTATATGTGGTTATACAATATCTACATTAGGGAATCAATTAGGGTTAATATCTTATTCATCAGTACATGAAAATGAGGGGTGGGTACAAAAATATAACATAGCATCAGGTAATACGTTAGATGTACCTGCATTTGTTACAGGTGATTTATATTCAAAACAGACTACATCGTTGTTGAATACTATTAACAATATGCACTATGTTTTTATTCGTAATCATACAGGAATATCTGGAACATATTACAATGATTCATGGACATGTATTGCAAATACGAATGATTTTTGTCGTATTGAATCAAATCGAACAATGGACAAAGCCATTCGTAATATTAGAACCGTATTATTGCCTGATTTATTATCACCATTATATGTAGATGAAACAACAGGAATGTTATCAGAAGCAACCATTGCAATATTCAAAAATAAATGCGATAAACAACTTGAATTAATGCAGATAGATGGTGAAATAAGCGGTGGACAGACTATCATTAATCCTTTACAAGATGTTATAACAACATCACAATTAACAATAAGTATAGAAATCGTGCCAGTAGGCAGTGCAAATGCGATAGTAGTAAATATAGGATTTGTTTTAAAATTAACATAACACAAAATGAATACGCAACCTTTGATAAATGGCAAAACATACGACTATGTTTCAATTACAATGACAATATTAGGTGTGCCAATCCTTGGTGTTAAATCTATAAATTATACCGAAGAACAAGAAAAAAATAATAATTACGGTACAGGTACAATGCCAGTGTCAAGAGGACAGGGCGAAATAAAATGTTCTGGAAGTTTAGAATTACCGATGGAAGAGGTAGAGCGAATAAGGTCAGCATCACCAAATGGAAAATTATTAGATATAGGAATGTTTGACATAGTAATTGTGCATGGTGTTATAGGCAAGATAGTAACTCATACGTTAAAAAACGTGGAATTTTTAGACGATGGTGTAGAAACTTCAAGCGGGGACACACAAATAAGCAGAACATTTAATATATTGCCATCGCATATAATCTATTCTTAATGGAAAAAACATATTATATAACAAAAGATGATAAAGAAGTAAGTTGTAAAATAAAAGAACCACAATTTGCGGAATTAAGATTTGCTTTTTCTGCATTAATGGAAAGTAAAAATATTAAAACAGGATGGTTGGATGCAGGTAAATGTATCTTTGACACTTGTAAGGTAGAATGTGACTCGTTAATTATGGAAAATCCAAATATTCTTTTAAAATTATGCTTACAAATAGCAGACGATTACATGATGACATTTCAAGAAGATTTTAAAAAAAAATAGCATTTCATAAAATTAATAAAGCGGGAATCGGGTTAAGGCAGATGGGTGCTTTAATCCGTTTTTTTTTACATAAAGATTGCGAAACGATAGACGAATATGCAATATATTGGAATGAAATAATTTATTTATCAAAAATAGGTGTAATACCAATGGCACAATTACCTTTAAAACTGGAATAAATGACAAATGAACAGGTTAAATATGTTATAACATTACAAGATAATTTCAGCAAGAGACTAAATGTAATAGAATCTAAAACAAA